AGGATTTATCATGTCATTGGCAAGGTAAAATATCCAATGTAAATCTGACCTTTCATAGAGTCTATGTGCGAGAGTATCTGCTCTTTCTCCGTCAAAAACTGTATAATTTGTAAAATTGCTTTTATATCGTTTCACATAATTAATCAACTTAACCCTACTTGTTATGTTGATAGCTAATTTTTCTTGTGATTTTTCATCAGAGTTGTAGTATGAATAGTTTACTGTTCGAAAATTTGAGAAATACATATTAATATCCTTGTTGTATTCTTTCTTGTGTCAACAATTCCAATTCCGTAAACTCTAGACTTAATTTTATAGTGTTTGCCGGAGAGCCGAAAAAGGAAGATTGGGGACTAAATGGTTCGCTGGTTGCCAAAAAATCTCTGAAAAAACTCAGATCTTCACCCCCATAGGTCACTTCACACTTTGTACATCCACAGAGTGCGATTCTAAAAAGAAAATCATTCAATTCGGATCGGGTATAAAATCCTATCTTGAACTGAGCTGGATAATTCAAATACATGCCACCTTCTGTTCTAGAAGGATGTGCGTATTTTTTGAAAGCATATACTATGGAATATATTCGCAAGGCGTCTTCTCTGCTTCTCGGGGAGAGTTCCCACTCAAAACTGAAAGACCTTCTTGTGACTCCCTTGAATGTTTGTTCTTTGTATTTGTTCGGTGCTTGTCCTCTTCTCATGTTAGCTGCGTCTACCAAATTTACACTATCGGAACCAAAAATATTAGACAAGCTGTCTATGACACCCGAAGGTATGGAAGTTACTTTTCTAAGAAGTTCTTTTGTTGTTGCGTCAACCTCGTTTCCGTCTCTAGCCATACTAGTTAGAGCGTTTTTCGCAGCGATTAGGTTCATCAGTCCAGTATAGTCAACATCCTCATATTCAAATCCGTAATTGGTATTTAACTGCGCTGGCATCGGAAGAGCTATAGAGACATTTAATCTTTTTGGATTTGCCGCGAACCCCAATGAAGCGGCGTTGTAAGATATTATTCCCTTTCCTTCTTTTGCTCTTTTTAGAAGAGCTGGATCTGTGTTGACGTTTAGAACACCAAAAGTTTGCTCCAAAGCTGTATCTACTCCTACTTCCGTTAATTGTTCTGAGGGTTCTATATCCACATTTTCTTCTAAACTTTTTTTTCCTTCACTGAAAAGTTTTTCAGTTCCTTCAGAAGCATCTCTCTCTGCAGCTTCCAAAAAGGGATCTTTTTCCTCCGTTTTATTTTGGTTTACGGATAAGGATTGACCTATTACCTCATATATGTCAAAGAGAACATAATTTTGAAGTTCTGCGTCATATCCCAAGTTTGGTGGATATTGGAGAAGACCACCACTATTTTTTATGTATCTCTCCCAAGACTCGGCAGAGAGAAAATCACCCGCCAAGTTCACAACTCCTTCGTTGGTTAGTTTTGATATCCAAGCTCTTTCTTGTGAGTCTATGATTTCTGCCATTGAATCTCCAATTTTTTCTTTATAAATATATTTATATCATGAGCTACAAGGGAATCTATAAAGTAAAAGACCCCTCGAAATACAGGGGAGACTACAAAAACTGTGTTTTTCGCTCCCTTTGGGAAAGGAAGTTCATGAAATATTGTGACGAGAACAAAAATGTTCTCGGTTGGTCGTCGGAAGAGGTCAGGATACCATACAGATCTCCATTGGACGGGAAAATTCACTACTACTTCGTCGATTTTTGGATGAGGGTGAAAACCACTGGTGGTTTGGTGAAAACCTACTTGGTGGAAATAAAACCCGAAAAGCAGACCAAACCCCCTGTGCTGGAAGAAAACAAAAAAATGACTCCATCAAAGATCAAGCAAATAAAAACTTATGCTTTGAACTGTGAAAAGTGGAAGGCGGCGAGGAATTATTCCAAGGAAAAGGGGTGGGAGTTTGTCATTCTCACCGAAAAACACCTATTTGGAAAATAAATTCAAATGTCTATCCTAGAAGAACTGATAGAATCCGCAAACAAGAATAACATTAGTTATCTGTCCGATGTTTCTTCCAATTGGTTCTACTCGCGGATAAATTCCATGGCGGAATCGAGTAGAAGGAAATTGAAGGATGAAATAATAAGTTATGAAAAAAATCCTCTTCTCAAGAAAGGGATGTTTTATCACTTTGACTATTATCCACTGGCAAGGGGTGATAGGATTTTTGAATCTTACGATAGGAAACCCCTCATCCTGCTGCTTAAAGTCAAAGAGGGGATAATTCACGGACTAAACATAAACTACTTGCCCGTCAACAAAAGAGTCCCCTTTATGAATAAAGTTTATAGATATTTGGTTGGGGATGTCGGAGGAAGTGTTTTTGAGAATAGGATTGCTTTGACCTACCCCATTATGACAAAAAATAAGACTTTCATAGAACATAAAGTCATATATCGAAAATATTTCATAAATAGAATTAAAAACATGAGAATAATACCTTTGAAATACATGAAAATACTCTCCGTCATGGAAAATTCTAGGTTTCCCACTTCGGAAAATACCATATATTCTGATGTCCTTTCGAGAATGAGAGAAGAGAGAATAAAACAAACCAGGAAAGAAAGAAAAACGATATGACAGAGATATTCGAGGGGTTCTTAAATCGAGTCAGAAGAAACGGTTTGGCGAGAGCTCACAATTTTTTCGTTAAAGTGGATGTGGGAACCGCAAAGCCCCCATTCAGAGCAAACACGGGTAGATTTTTTCCTTCGGATCAAGGAGCGAGTGAAAATAATCTGTTTACCACTGAAAGATTAAAATCTTTGTCTTTTATGTGTAACCAAGTTCTTTTGCCTGATAGAGAAATAACCACTTTAGACTTCACTGTTAAACCGGGGGTAACACAAAAGATAGCTTCTTATCAAACTTTTGGTCAAATGTTACCGATGACGTTCTACTGTTCGCCTGACCTAAACGAAAAGAGATTTTTTGAGAATTGGATGAACTTAGTCATAAATCCAATAAGCAGAAATGCGAATTACTACGACGAATATGCTAAATTCAACACCATAACCGTATTTGTTTTGCCAAAGTTTTTTTCGGGGTCGTTCGTGGACGAAAATACTGTGGATGAGAATGGAAATCCATTGTATTACATCAAGTTTTATGAGTGTTACCCGACTAAAATAACGTCAAGTGAACTGGCAAATTCAAAGGAAGAAGATTTGCTAGAATTGGGTGTGGAGATTGCGTATAAATATTTCAGAACTGTGACCGATATCAATTTCCCAGAAGGTCTTGGTCACAATTCATTTAACACTTCTGAAGTTGGATCGTTGGATCAATTATAACATTGAGGAGATTAAACAATGGCATTACCGAAAATTGGGATTCCCTACTACACACTTGAGTTGATATCGGGGAAAAATATTCAATACAGACCCTTTACCGTCAAGGAAGAAAAGGCTCTTCTTATTGCGAACGAAAGCAAGGACAAGAACGCTGTTTCAAACGCTATTCGAAACACCTTGAATGCTTGCATTCTCCAAGAAGAGAATAAAGAAAAAATAGAAATAGAGTCACTTCCTATGTTTGACATAGAGTATCTGTTCTTGAACATTCGCATGAAATCAGTTGGAGAAATGAGTGAGTTCAATTATACTTGTGACGAGTGTGAAGGATCTCCCACAGTAAAAACAAAATTGGATCTGCGAAATGTTCGTGTGGAGAACGATAGAAATGGGGAAAACCAAAAAATAATGTTGACCGATTCGGTTGGAATTGAACTTCAATATCCTCCCTTTAGGATATTCCTCAATAAGAACATGGTTTCCACCACGGGAGAAACGGATCCTATAATGGCGATCGACATGATTTCCGACTGTATCGTCACAGTCTATGATGATAAACAAGTGTATACCAGAAAAGATTTCAACAACAAAGAAATCAAAGACTTCGTGGACTCGTTAACACAGGAACAACTAAAGAAAATCAACAATTTCTTTGAAAATATGCCAAAGTTGGTATATGACTTGGAAGTAGAATGTCCCTGTGGAACTGTTTCGAAGAAGAAACTTCAGGGAATCTCCGATTTTTTCTCGTAAGTTTCCTTTATATCGATTTGGAGAGTTATTATAGGTTGAATTTTACCCTAATGCATGACCATAAATTCTCCATAAGTGAAATAGAGGAATTCATGCCTTGGGAAAGAGATGTATATCTAATTCTTCTCAGGGAATGGATAAAAGAAGAAAAGCAGAGAATAGAGGCGGAAAAGAGGAAGTCAAGTGGATCCTCTAGACCTCCTAGAAGAAAATAATCCATATAAATAAAGAATGAGTTCAAGGCAATAGACTTGCCTTGGATTTCATTCTATTCCTACTCGTTTCTAGGACCGAAAAATGGCATTACCGACAATGGGTGGTCAGTCACCTTCTCCCGAACCAGTAAATATGGAAGAAGTTGTAAATCCTGTTGTTCAGCAGATGAAGAATTTGGAGAAGATTGCCGATTCTATAAGAAATGATTTGCGAGATGATACAGACCTAATTGACGCCAATTTGGTCAACGTCACCATATTTAAAAGTGTAAATGAGCGTGTGTTAATGGAGTTGGGTCAACTTCAAAGCATCCAAGAAGGACTTACTGCTAGATTGGCTTCGGGGGAATTCAGTAGCAAAGAGGAAAGAGATGCTCTTATAAGGACTGCGAATGATCTATCTAGGACTAGAGATTCTCTAGATAGATTCGTGAAAGAATCTGGAAAAAACAGTCCAATAATAAAAGAAATGACAGCTGGGTTGGAAAGTTTTTATG